AACACGGACTACATCTACTGGTGTCCCCACAAGAACGTGAACATGGTGCCGGACGACAAGCGCATCGCGTACGACCAGGACGCGTTCGTCATCCCGGTTCTGTTCGCGGGGAACCTGTGCATGTCCAATGCTCAGCTCCAGGGTGTCCTGTTCCAGGGAACCGCGCCCTAGGCGCTATCAACCCCGGCCCTTCGGGGCCGGGGGTTTTTGACAAGGAGGAAAGATGGAGTTCGACTACGATGCACAGTCGCAAACGGTCGATCGGTCGAGGCCTCGCTTCCACTACCGGAGCGTCAAGGACGAGGAGGAGAGCCGGCGCGTCGGCCACCCTGTTTTCAGGGACGTCGAGTACGTCGAGATCTTCCTCCCTGGGAACATCACTGAGCGTCCGTGCCTGAGAGTGAGCGACGTCCACCGGAAGCGGTGGCCGAGGGAGTACGAGGCTTTCAAGGCCGGCGAGGGAGAGAAGATCGACGGCTACCCGGTCTCCGAGTGGCCGATGGCGACTGTCGCAGTGGTCGATACTCTGAAGGCGGTTGGGATCCTCTCTCTCGAGGATCTGGCTGCTGCCGCCGACGAGGACTTGCGGAAGATCGGTCCGACCTTCTTCAACTTGAAGCAGGACGCGATCAGGTTCCTGTCGTCGAACAGCCGCGAGAAGCTCGAGATCGAGAAGCTCCGCAAGGAAAACGACGCCCTGAAGAAGCGTCTCGACAAGCTCGAGGCGCTGGTCTCTGATGCGCCGAAGAAGTCCTCGAGGACGAAGCGCAAGCTGACAGACGAGCAGCGCAAGAGGGCCAGGGAGAACCTCGCCAAGGCGAGGGCGGCGAAGGCCGCGAAGAGGGAGAAGCTCAATGAGCGAAGCAACGCTACTGGAGATGGCGCGGGCAGTGGCGACGGAGCTTCGGTTCCCGCAGGTTAACTCTGTAATCGGGAACTCGAACAGAAATGTTGCTGCGATCTTCGATGCGATCAAGAAGGGCGCCAACAGGGACGTCCTGCGGGCGCACGACTGGTCCTCCCTGACCGTTTACTACGAGTTCGGGTTCAACGGCATCTCAGACCTGTATCAGCTCCCCATGAGCTTCGACCACATCATCAACGGCACCCCGTGGAACGCCATCGACGACAGGCCGGCGAACGGGCCGCTGACGCCGGAGATGTGGACTGAGGTGGTGAATGAGGTCGTCGGTGTCTACCCGACCGACCTCAACTTCATCGTCGGGAAGTTCAACTTCACAGGCCACGGGTACCGCCCAGGGCTCAAGTTCTATCCTACCCCGGTCGATACCGGTTCCGAGATGGGTTTCTCGTGCCAGTTCATTGCCAACTGGCACGTCCTGGACGGGTCGAACAGGCTCCTGATTCAGAAATTCAGCAGCGACAACGACACCTCCCTGCTGGACACCGACCTGATCACGCAGGCTGCTGTGGTGCGAATGAAGCGGTCGCTCGGCCTCTCGTACGCCGACGACCAGGCGGAGCTTCTCGAGCTCATCAAGGATCGTGCACGCAAGGATGGCGGGCCGCCTGTCATGAACGCCGGCGGGCGACGCATCATGTGGCCGTACCCGAACACCGGGAAGTACGTCCCGAGCAGGCCGTGGAGGCGATGAGTGCCTGTCCTGAATGAACCACCGCAGCTTACCGAGACTCTGATGCAGTCGAGGGTTCACCGCTCGAGCGATGTTCCTGTGCAGGCGCCGATCGGCGGGCTGAACACTCGAGACGCCTTCGACGACATCCCGGCCACCGACGCGATCATCCTCGACAACTGGATCCCAGGCCTCGGGGCGGTCGAGGTCCGCGGCGGCAAGACGGTGTTCTGCGATTCGTCAGACATCCCGTCGCACGAGATCGGCATCGTCGAGACGCTCATGACGTACGACGCGACCGCAGTCAAGAAGCTCATCGCCTCTGACGGCCCCTCGGTCTACGACACCAATGACGGAGCGCCAATCATCCTCGGAGACGGCTTCGGCAGCAGCAGATGGTCCTGGACCAACTTCGAGGGCTATCTCATCATGGTCAACGGCGACTCGAACGATGCGCCGCAGGAGTACGACGGAGCCACTCTCCAGCCACTGAACCCGCCGCTCGAGCCGGCACTCAATCCGATCGGCTGTCACGCATTCAAGAACCGCATGTACTACTGGGAGAATGCCTCCCAGGATGTGTGGTACACCGAGCTGTATGCCCGTGGTGGAGATTGCAACAGATTCCAGCTCTCGAGGTTGACGAAGTTCGGTGGCGACCTGCTGGCGATGGCGACCTGGACGCATGACGGCGGCACCGGCCCTGACGACCACCTGGTCTTCATCATGACGTCTGGGGAGGTGCTGGTCTATCAGGGCTCCTCGCCGGCGAGCATCTCGAACTGGGCGTTGGTCGGCATCTACTACATCGGCACCCCGCTGGGCGATCGCTGTGTGGCGAAGTTCGGTGGCGACCTCCTGATCGTCACTGCGCTCGACGTGGTCAGTCTGTCGGACATCATCAAGGGCCCCGAGGCGCTCGCCAAGAGGTCGAAGGCTGCTGGTGCGTTCGAGGAGGTGGCCGAGTTCGCCGGCTCGCCGTTCTTCGACATCACCATGTTCCCGAAGAAGAAGCTCGGCATCTTCAACGTGCCGGCGCCGGGAGGGAAGCAGACATATCAGTACGTGCAGAACATGGTCACCGGAGCCTGGTGCCGGTTCACTGGGTGGGACGCCTTCTCCTGGGCGGTGATCGATGACGACATCTACTTCGGCGGCACAGACGGGATCGTTTATCGAGCCTTCGACGGGTTCGTTGACGAGTACATGAACGGCAAGGTGATCGAGTCGAGTGCGATCTTCACGCATCTTCAAACCGCGTGGTTGAACTTCGGGTCGCCGATGAACAAGGCCTTCCATGCGATCAAGCCCATCATGCAGGCTTCTGGGGTGGTGTCTCTGAACGCTGCTTTTGCGACCGACTTCGCACCATTCAGCAACGTAGAGACTCCATCACCTCCGAGCACTGTCGGCACCCCGTGGGGCTCGCCATGGGGCTCGCCATGGGGGATCTCAATTGGCGTCTCTGAGGACTGGGAGATCATCGAGGGCTACGGCAGGTGGATCTCGATGCAGGCGAAGACGGCCTCGACGTCACCGTTGCGGCTCGCTTCAACCATATGGCATATTGAGGCAGGGAGTGCAATGTGAATCTTTACTGGCCTGTCAGCATCGGAGAGGTGCAACTCATCGTCAACTGGGTCAACGAGCGTCTGCCTGAGCCGGACGACTTCAACAACCCGCTGGCTGTGGCTGTCATGCATCCTGACAAGCCTGGGAAGATCATCGCAGGTGCGATCTACTCGTCGTACGGGAACGGGAACGTGTTCTTCTCAGGAGCCATCGACCCGGAGGGCATCGGCAAGATGACGCGAGGAGACTTCGCCGGCATCGTCGGCGCGCCGTTCGCTCCGCCTCTCAACTGCCGGCGCATCACTGCCCTGGTTTCAGAGAGCAACAAGAGGTCGCAGAGCCTGGTCGAGAGGCTGGGATTCCTGCATGAGGGAAACTTGAGGGAGTACCTGAAAGAGGGGGAGGTCACTCGCATCTACGGCATGACGCGGGAAGATTTCCTTGGAGGAAAGTATGGGAAGCAAAGGCGGCGGCGGGAAGCAGCCTGACTACGAGCAGTTGATCAAGGACAGCGCCTACTACAACAGGCCTGATCAGCTCACTCCAGGCGAATCTCTCATCTGGGATCCTGACAGGATGAGGGCTGCTCGCGTCCTCTCGCCGGCGGAGCAGTACCGGCAGGAGCTTGGCCTCGGCCTGTCGAACACGGCTCTCGAGACAATGCTCGGGTGGTATGGAGGCACGCCGGCGCAGTACGGAGAGTTCGACCCGATCACCGGAACGTACGGTGGCGGCGGAGGTGGAGCCGGCGGCCCTGGCGGTGCGACTGGCGCTCGAGGCGGAGGACAATGGTACGACCCGTACAGCAGCGACCTCGGTGTTGGAGGTATCGGCGGTGTTGGCGGCCCGTACCAGGGTCTCGGCTTCGGGAACGACGCAGTCCTCGAGAACGTGATGTCGCAGCTTGGCGGCGCCCTCGGTCGAGGCGGCGGTGGCGGTGGTGGCTACTACAACTACACCGGTGGTGGTGGAGTGAACGTCGGAGCTCCAGGAACAGACCTCATAACCTACGGGCCCGATGGGACGCCTAACATCGGTCCGGGAGTCGAGTACGATCTGAACCTCGAGTCGCTCCCTGGCATCCCCGGCCTCGACGATTTCTCAGCCGAGCGGTCGAGGGTCGAGCAGGCCACGTTCGACCGGATGCGGAACCTCATCGATCCGGTCTACTCTCAGCAGCAGGCAGCCGAGCGCGAGATGCTCGCCAACCGCGGCTTGCCAGAGAGCTCTGAGATCTGGCAGCAGCAGAATCTCAACCTCGACCGAGCCTACAACGAGGCGCTCCAGAAGGCTGCGCTCGACGCGGTCATCGCCGGCGGCGGCGAGCAGTCGCGGATGTTCGACCTCGGTCTCCGTGGTCACCAGCAGACGCTGTCCGATCGCCTCGCACAGATCGGCGCCCAGAACCAGGCGCAGCAGGCGATGCAGGCGGCCAACCTCGCGGCTCGAGGCCAGGAGTGGCAGGAGATCTACGGTCGCGGCCAGCTTGGCCTCCAGGGCGCCCAGATCGCCGCTCAGAGAGCTTCTCTGGCCGAGGCCATGCGTCAGGCAGACATTGCCAACGCGCTCAAGGCGCAGGCGACACAGTGGTCTCAGAACATGAGCGAGCGGCAGCTTCAGTGGAGCGAGTTGGCGAATCTGCTGAATCTTGGATCGCCGGCTGGAATGGCCGGCTACTGGACGCCTGGGCAGGTTGACGTCATGGGCGCCTCGAACGCGGCGCTGAACAACGAGATGTTCAACTTCCAGTCGAACCCGCTCGTGATGGCGACAACGCTCGGCGGGCAGCTTGGATCGGCGTACCTCG